CGTACTCCTTTAGACGATTATGATAAGAGTACGACGCTTCTTTCGAAGCGAGGGATTCTATCAAACGAACCGGCTTTATACTAACACCATTCCAGAAGTAACCGCCGCAGGATTCACGGAAGTAAGACGTTGAGAAACTCTTCGTCTTATTCACTGTAAATCCAGCATAGGAACATAACTGGGAATAACGTTCGTATAAAACTGTTGGGATTATGACGTCATCTCCGAAAACGGAAATCTCGGAAGCGTCACAGTTCTGCTCTTCGGCTACGGCTCGCGCCAGTGCCCAGAAGATCAACGACTCGAGTTCGAATGTGAAGCCGTTCCCCATGGAGGAGAACTTCTCATATTCTAATAGCTCGTCGTCCAACATACCGCGTGGAGACCTTAACACATCGAGGACTTCAAACCAGTTCCAAGGTAAGAGGTCCATCACAAGACGATATGAGATCGTGTCGCTAGCAGAAGAGAAATCAACTGTAGCTAACGAACCAGAAAAAGAACCGGAGCGACTTAGCTCCTGATTTCGCACCTGTGTGTTAAGATCGATTCCCCATCTCTTCAAACGCTTACGAATCATCGCCCCGACCCCCTTTTGGAAAAAGAGGTTCAGGCTAGGTTCGACCGCAATAACGCGGTCCGTTTTTGCGTTTTTCGGGACGGTTATTACACGGTTACCCTCGTATACTCTCGGCCTCACGCTCCAGTACGGAGATGAGACGTCACAAAGCAATTTGGACAGCCGGTAAAAGTTGGGTGTAACCTCGCCATCGTGGCGAAATTTCTCAAAGAGCGTATTATTACCTGATCGTAGAGATAAGGTAACTCCAGGACCCCACCCGCTTAAGTTAACCAACTCACCAGGGTCAAAAACTCCAAGGACGTTTGCGATTTTTCTACTAGCGGCCCACAGAAGGCCGTCGTAGTCGGGATTACCCCGAAGCAAACGATCATTGGTTTCTCGACAACTTGCTTCAGCATTTAGAAATCCGTTGAGAGCTACACGGTTTTTATCGATACTAGGTATCGGGAGGAACCGGTTCTTCTTCAGGAGGTCTGTTGAGCATAAAGCCGACCGAGCATCCTGCAGCGTGTTATAAGCCAGAGCGTCAAAAGACAAATTGACAATCTGCTCA